GGACGCGCGCGTGCTCGCACCAGGGAACTAGCCAGCCCGTCACCGTAGCTCAGAGGGTAGAGCGCCGGGCAAGTGAGGACCAACGCCCTGTGAACCGTGGCGGGGAGGGCGCCTCAATCCCGGAGGTCGTGGGTTCAAGTCCCACCGGGGTGCGAGTGCGTCCCGCCAACTCGAACGGAGCAGAAACTGCGCCAAACTCCGGGACTCGCCGATCTCCCCGATCTCACCGAGGCGGCATGCCGGGCGATCCGGGAGGAGGTCCTCAAGCTGAAGGTGGACGGTCTGCGCCAGTGGGAAGACTCGCTGGTCGAACGCGAGCATAAGCTCAAGTCCCACCGGGGTGCGCGCGCGTCCCGCATTTTCCCCAATTGGTTCGCCTCGTGGGTAATGCGGGGCATCTCTGTACTTTAAGGAATTTTGACAGCCTGTTGTTCCTGCAATACTTTCCCGTCTCATGGCGGGCTGGTCGAAATCCAAGCGCACCCAGTACGAGAACGCCTTCCGCGTCTTCCTCTCTTATTGCTTCATCAACTCGAAAGAGAAGGGGTTCATGTGCCTGGGCAAGGACATGTACACCTCCCAGGAACGCTTCATCACCTTCGTCTTCGATTGCCTCGAGCGCGACATCCACAACATCTTCGTCCTGAAATCCCGCCAGCTCGGCATCACCACGATCGCGCGGGCGATGACCGTGTTCTTCCTGGGGATGTTCCGCGGCTTGCCGGGCTGTCTCGTCTTCGATTCGGCGGAAAACAAGAACACCGCTCGCGACGAGCTGCTGACCATGCTCTCCGACCTGCCGATGCAGCTCCACTTTCCGCCGGTCAAGAAGGACAATCGCGAGGGGCTCACCTTGGCGAACGACGCCCGCATTTTGTTTAAACATGCCGGCGTCAAGAGATCGAAGTCGACGGGGACACTCGGCCGCTCGGTGGGGCTCGCCTTCGCCCACATCTCGGAGATCTGCTCGTTCGATTCGTCGTCCGCCGAGTCGCTGATCTCTTTTCGCAAGTCGCTCGCCCAGACCAACGTCGATCGGCTCTACATCTGGGAGTCGACTGCGCGCGGCTACGTCGGGCTGTGGCACGGCATGTGGCGCGAGGCGCTGGACGACCCGGAGCACTGCGGGTCTTTATTCGTCGGTTGGTGGTCGCGCAACGACCAGCGCATCTCCCGCACCTCACCCGATTGGCGGCTCTATGGCGAGATGGAGCCGACGCTCCAAGAGACAGAACAGATCCGCCTCGTCAAGGAGCAGTACGACTTCGAAGTCACCCGCGAGCAGTTGGCGTGGTATCGACGGCAGATCGATCCATCCGCCCGGTCGCAGGGCGATACTGATGCCGGGTTTGAGGCCGACCCACTCAAGATGCAGGAGGACCCCTGGACCGCCGACGAAGCGTTCCAGCAGACCGGCTCCGTCTTTTTTCTCAACCAGAAGCTCAACGAGCAGACCCAGAAGAACGTCAGCAAGGATTTCGAGGGTTATACCTACATTTGCGGCGTCGATTTTCTCCATACGCAGGTTTTCAAGGCCCCCAACACCCGCATGCTGGAGCTGAAGGTCTGGGAGCCCCCCAAGCAGAACGCGGTCTACGTCATCGGTGTCGACCCGGCTTACGGGTCGAACGAAAAGAACGATCACTCGTGCATTCAGGTGATTCGCTGCTGGGCCGATGGGATCGATCAGGTGGCGGAATATGATTCGCCCCTCATCGCGACCCATCAGCTCGCCTGGGTCATCGCCAGTCTGCTCGGCTGGTACGGTGGCCCGCCCCAGGCCGATGTAAGATATATCCTCGAACTCAACGGGCCGGGCACGGCCGTCTTTAATGAACTGAATTCGTTGCGCCGCCAAGTAGAGAATGTCCACCGTGCGCCGCAGGTAGACGAGAAGGCGCTCGGCAACATCTTTCGGAACGTCAAGACGTACATTTATTCGCGGGCTGACAGCCTCGGTCCCGGTCATAACTTTCACTTCAAGACCCAGATGCAGACGAAGATCACGCTGATGGAGCGGCTGCGGGACTTCGTCCACACGGGCATCCTGCACGTGCGCTCGCTGGATTCCATCGAGGACATGAAGGGTATCCGACGCGACGGCGATTCGATAGGGGCGCCGGATGGCGTCCACGACGATCGCGTGGTCGCGCTGGCGCTCGCCTGCGAGTACTGGGACACCAAGGTGCGCCCGGCCATGCTGAACCTCAACCGGACCCGCGAGGCCGAGGCCGCGAAAGAGACGGCCAATCTCTCCGACCGTTTCAACCTGCTCAACAAGAACATGATGACGCAGTTCTTCGCTTCGAAGACCCACGAGCGGGTGATGCTCAAGCGAGCCGAGCTGCGCCGGCAGTGGCGAGGTCGATGATGCGCTTCAAGGTGCGTTGCTCAGCCTGTCAGGAAAAGTTCTCGTCCACTATCTGGCCGCCGAAGGCATGTCCCAACTGCGGGGTAACCAACGACGATCCCGACGATGACGACACCATCTGCATGCCGTCGATCCGCTCGATGCGGATGGCCTCGACCGACAAGGTCTACCGCGACATGGAAAAAGCCTCGGAACAACGGGTCTATCAGGCGGCTGCCATGGCCAACGTCGATCCCTCCGAGATGTCGTCTTTAAAGATCACCAACCTCAACGACCGGCGGGACGCGGAGACCGCCGCCATGCCGGTCAAGAACATCGTCACCCAGCAGATGGACTACATCAATTCCCGCGGCGGCAACATGGGCTGGACGGACGGGGCCGGGCATAAGGAAGCGGTGCGTTCCGGGGCCGTGATCGTCAACGGCAGGGCCACCGGGGAAACTGTTGAGCCGCAGAAGGGCATCCGCACGCTTGCCAATCTCAAGGATCGGTACACCCAATGATCCCGGATATCCCGACCGACAAGATCAAGCTGACGAAGTTCACCCTGGATCTTGTTGAGACCTGCCGCGCTTCGATCGGGCTGCGGTCTGCCTACTACCGCATGCTGCACGGCATCGCCGAGACCGGGCGTTACGACGGGACGAAGTCGCTGGTCAACATGATGTATGCGCACTTGACGCGCACGGCCGCGATGCTGTTCTCGCCCGTCGAGCTGGAGTTCAAATGCGCGTTTGCGCGTCCGGTGCCGTCGGATGTACAGAAGAAGGGCCGGGCCTTCGCACATCAGGTCACCGAGCTGTGGGACAATAACAACATCGACATGGAGTTTGGACGCGGGGTGCTCGAGGCGCTTAAATACGGCGTCTGCTTCCTGAAGCAATGGCCGCAGATGGAAGGTGAGATCGGCAAGGAATATCCGACCTATCACTCCAAGCTGGTCATGCCCTGGCAGTTCGGCGTCTACCGCGAGGACGAGAATAAGCTGGAAAATCAGGAGGTCATGACCGAGACATCGACCCTGACCATCCCGGAGGTTTGGTATCGCATCTACAAGCTTCCCGATGCCCGCAAGCTTCTTGATCGGATAAAGTCACACGCCCGCAAGGGAAACTCCGACTATGAGCCGTCGTCTTTTTTCCATCAGGTGCTGAGCACCAACCAGCTCAACACGACCGGGCAGGCGGGCCTCGTGCGTCCCGGCGGCATCGTCAACCTGCAGAACGATCCGGTCACGGCCATCATGGGGCCGGTGCTCAATGTCGACGTGGTGCAGATGCACGAGGTGTGGGTCAAGTCGGAGGAGAACGCCTACATCACTTTGCAGCTCATCGAGCCTGACATCTTGATCAACAAGTTCAAGCACGACAACCTGCTGATCAGCAACGAGACCGGCAATGGCAACATCCATCCCTACACCCTCATCCAGCCCAACGAGGTGACGAACTGGATCTGGGGGCGCTCGGAGCTGGTCGACATCGTCGAGCCGCAGCAGCTTCTGAGCACGTGGATGGACGATGCGAAGCGCCTGCTCGGGCTGCAGATCGACCGCTTCCTGGCGATCGTCGGCGAGGCGGGGCTCTCCGACGAGGTCTACGGGCAGGCCCGGCTTGCCGGGTACCTCAACATCTCCTCGCCGGCCACCAAGATCGAGGATCTGACCCCGGACATGCCGGAGCAGCTCCTGCCGATGATCAAGTTCATCATCGAGACGATCAATACACTTGGCGGCTTTCCGCCGATCCTGCAGGGTCAGGGCGAGGCCGGCGTGCGGGCCGGCGTGCATGCCGAGACCCTGGTCAAGACCGGGTCGCCGACCCTGCGCGATCGCGCGCTCTTGGTCGAGCGGCAGTGCGCGTCGGCGGCCGACAAGCTCGCGACCATCATGGAAGCCAAGGACGAGAGCTTCTACTGGTCCGACGGCGACAATGTCGAGCAGATCGAGAAGACGAAGTTCCTGATCTCGCAGCTCCCGCCCTGGTGGAAGCTGCAGGTGGACAGCCACAAGTCCTCGCCGATCTTCGCCAATGAATCAGGGCAGCTCATCTTTGCGGGTGCCAAGTTCGGCTGGGTCGACGGCGAGTACGGGCTCGACAACATGCCCTTCCCGAACAAGGAAATGGCGCAGCAGCGGCTGCGCGAACGCGAGGCGAAGCAGGCGGCTCTGATGCAGGAGCTGTTGAAGCGCGATCCCGAGGCGCTGGAGAGGATCATGGCGAAGCGCGGTGGGCACCACTAGGCGCAGCGTTCGCGCCGCGCCATCATCTGCAGCCGCTCGCGGGTGAGTTCGAGGTAGTCGAACGGCCCGCGCGAATCCAGCCACGTCTTTAATTCAGATCTGTGGATCCGCATGACGCGGCGGTCGCCCGTCACGTTGAAGCGGAACAGATGGACACGTGGGCCCAGGCCCTCGTGGATCAGGTTGTAGAGGGTCTTGTAGTCGATGCCCAAGAGGCGCGATGCCTGCTTGATGGTCAGGAACTCTGCTGCCGAGTCTGCCATGCTTTTCGTCTTTAATTCGGAACGAGTTACCAAGTCAATACCCAATCGCCCTCGATATACAACAGCTTAGTCTTTAACGCTCACACTATGATGACCTCGCAAGTGCAACGTCGTCACAGGAGGTTCTCATGATGACGCGTTATCGGCGTGGTCGTCGGCGCGGCCGACGGTAAAGACGGCCGGTTATCCGGCGGCCAACAGTGCCAGCCCCAGCGCAGCCCGGAGCACCTCCGGCCCAAACACCGCTTGGTCAGTCCCCGGCTGTCCAGGCAACGCCCAACCGCGGGATGGAAGCTGCCGCAGGGCAGAAGCTGGGGCTCGTCTTGAATTTATTGGTAATGATGGTGCCGCAAGTCGGCGTGAACTCGCCGCTCGGCAAGGATCTCATCGACACCATCCAGAAGCTGGGCAAGCACGTGCCGCCCGGATCGGTGTCGCCGGCCTCGCAGAACAACGACATCCAGAACCTGCAGATGCGCAATGCGCAGCAGAACCAGCAGATGCAGGCGATGCGTCAGCGGCAGATGCAGGGCGGTGGAGGTGGCGGGCCGCCCGGTGGTGGCGGCGGCGGCGAGCCACCGGGGATGGCCGCATGAGCAAGAAGCTTTTCGAGGACATGACGACGTCGGAAGCCGTGCATCCGTCCGCGGCTTCGGCCGAGCCGTACATGCGCTCGAAGCAGGATCTCAAGGATCTATTCGACAACGAGGCGTCGCTGCCCGGACTGCGCAAGTACCCGAACGGCGTAGTGAGCGTCGAGCGCCCGCGCCGGGGTCACGACTACTGAGGAGACTGACATGGCCAATTTCGACATTTTCCGAAACAACGCAAAATCCATTCCGACCTCCGACGGGCAGATCGTGCGCGTCGACATGGAGGAGCTGGAAATAGGGGGACGCAAGTCGCATCTGCCGGCGCAATCAAAATCCGAATCGATGTCGCTCTCGCACGTGCCCAACGCCGGCACCAACGTCGGGACCGGAGTGAAGTAAGTGGCCGGTCGCACTCTTGAAGTGACCGAGGAGCAGTGGAACCGGGCGCTGCAGATCGAGGGTGCGCTCGGCAAGATCGTCAACAATGCGCAAGCCAAGCTTCTCCTTCAGAAAGCACACAAGCTCGCCGATCCTACCGCTGTTACCCCTGAACTCGATCGCGAGAACGCGGAGAACGAACGCGTCGCTGCCATCAAGAAGGAATTCGACGAGTTCAAGGCCGAGCAGGCCAAGAAAGAAGCCGAAGCCGAGAACCAACGCAAGATCACCGAGCTGAGCCGCAAGATTGATATCGGGCTTTCCGACCTGAAACGGGCTCACCGGTTGACCGACGAGGGCGTCGCCGCCGTCCGCAAGATCATGGACGAGGAAGGGATCCTCAATCCCGAGACGGCCTACGCGGCTTTCGAAAAAAGACACCCGCCGCAGGATCTGCTTACGCCCCGTGGCAACACGTCGTGGAATTTCATGGCCATCGACGATGCCGACACGGGCGCCGGCTACGCCAAGAAGCTCATCGAGACCAAGGGAAAGAATGATCTCGTGCTCGATCGCGAGGTTTTTGCTGCGCTCAACGACGTTCGAGGGCGCTGATTGAGGAGATACTGACGTGCCGCTTCCCGGTATAGGCGTAGCTCCTCCTGCTGGAGCACTTTATTCGGAATTGACAGCCGTCACACGGAGGGCCTTTGTCCCCCGTCTTTTCGTGCAGATTTATTTCGCTTCGCCGTCGCTGTTCTACATGACCGGCAACGCGCAGCGGGCGGCCGGCGGCCTCAATCAGGTGACCATCCCGGCGCAGGGCCAGAGCATGGTCCAGGGGCAGTTCACCAACTATGGCGGCGGATTCAACTCGCCCGTTATAACGCCCGGCATCCAGAATCTGCAATTCAATCTAGCCTACTGGGTCGTGCCTGTACCCCTGCCGTTTGGAGAGTCAGTCCTCCAGGCGACGGATCGCGAAATTTCCGTTCTCAAAGCGCGGATGAACGACGTTTACGCGGTCACGCGACAGAACATGGCCCGTCTTTTATACACCAACAATGCCGCCAACTCGACCTTCCCCGATTCCTTCCAGAACGCCTTCGACGCCGGCACCAACTTCCCGAGCTACGGCGGGGTGAACCGCAATCTCGCTGGCAACTCGGCGTTCCAGGGGCAGTACATCAACCTCAACTCGGGCACGTTCTCGCAGGGCACCGCCGGCTTCACGCGGGCCGGCATGTCGAACCTGCTGTCCTACGTGACCGACAATGCGGGCGGCGAGGCGCCGACCTTCGTGGTCATGGCGCCCGGAGATTACGCCACGCTCAACAACACCTTCCAGGCCATCGAGACGCAGTTCGTCAATCCGGGCGGCTCGTATTCGATGGATACCGACGTGCGATCGTCCTTCCCCAATCTGGTCATCGCGGGAGTGCCGATCTTCGCCGACCATTTCTGCCCGAAGGGGAACGTGTTCGGCGTCAATATCAAATACACCAGCTTCTACATGAGCGAGGATGCCGCCTTCGATTTCAGCGGGTTCTATTCTCTCGTGCCGCTCGGGCAGATTGGCCAGCAGGGTGTCGTCGTTTGTGGTTACGACGTGCTCACGGCCAAGCCGTCCAGCGGATTCTGGGGTTACAACTTACAAGGCGCGGCCTTCTGATAGGAGTTTGTTAGATGCCTGCCTTCCTTTCCGGTCCCGGCGTCGGTCTTCCGCCTCCGCAGAACCTTTATCCGACCAACCTGTTCAATGCGCCGCAGGACTTCGGCAGCAATAAGATTTCGCTGAACTCGGGCGATGCCATCGTCATTCCGGCCGGCGACTGGTACATCACGGGCGGTCAGTACTGCGTTCTGCAGTATCTCGATCCCATTACCGGCGTCTGGCAGCTTATGTCGACTTGTGCCTGGGAGGGCGGGCTCAAGCATATCTCGTCGGATGGCTTCAACTTCCGCATCGCCAACCTGACGAGCTGCGTGGTGTCGGCCTCCATTACGGCTTACGGGGCGAACTATACGCAGGCTACGACGCAGATTACGCCTAACATCGGCACCTCGACGTGGTTGCCGATCATCGGTGGGCAGCTCACGGGATCCGTTTCGGCTGCTGGTGCCGGCTACGGCGTGCCGCCGTTGATTCTGATTCCACCGCCGCCCTCGGCCGCGGGCAATCCCAACGGTGTCGGCGGCATCCAGGCGTCGGCGATCGCCAACATGCCGGCCGGCACGGTGACGGGCCTGTCTTTTACCAATCCGGGTGCCGGCTATCCGTCGCCCATGACCTTGACGCTCCTGCCGTCGCCGTTCGACCCCAATATCAACTCCGGCAACATCACGCTGGGCACCGTGGTGCTGACTCCGCAGGGCGCCGGGTCGCTGTGCGGCGTGCTCTGCACCAATTCCGGCGGCTTCATTCCGTCCGCCCAGATCGCCTCGCTGACCTTGACGGTGTCGGGGGCTGGCACGGGCGCGTCGGTTGCGCCGAACGTCATGACAAGCTTGGTATCTTCGAGCATATCGGGTTCGGGAGGCGGCAGCGGAACCAATTATTTTACAACTGGCGGCGGTGCTCCGACGCCGGGGACGATCACCAACAGTCCTGAATTTCTCTTCCTCGCATTTCGCCCGCGGCCGGCGCAGGGGAATTATCCGTCGCTTGCGGCGGGAGCGGTCGCCAACATCATCGATGGCGGTTTGTTCATGTCGGCAATAAACGTGTCCATTCAGAGTTCAGGCGTGCTCGGCACGGCGCCGACGCTTGTCAACGTGCTGGGCGGTCGTTCCGACATCATCAATATCCAGCCCGCACCATGACCAGCCGGCGACCTCCCTCTCCTCCCTCAAAACAGCCGGCCAAATCGGCTGCCAGCTCCTCGGCTGGCAGCCGCGCAAGCGGACCGAAGGATCCCGAGCAGCCGCTCGAGCAGGGCGATCCCGAACAGCCAGAAGAGCAGGGTGACCCGGAGCTGCCGACCGAGCCGCCGCCTGATCTGCCGACGACACCGCCGCCCGGTTTGCCGACGACACCGCCGCCCGGTTTGCCGCCGCAGCCGTCTGCGCAGGCTGCGACCAAGCAGCAGACGCCGACCTATTCGCTGGCCATCATGGGCTCGTCCGTCAAGACACCCGCGGCGCCGGTCGTCACGCTCGACGATCAGTACGTGATGTCGGCGGCAGCCATGCAGGCGGCCATGGCGCGCGGGATCATGCCGCTGTGTCGTAATCCTGACGGCTCCATGGGCTACTACCACTTTGACGCGGAGCATACCCGGCCAGGGAGCAGCATCGTTCTTCGCAAGGCGTAAAAAGCCCGCCTGCCAGCGGGCAGGAGGCGGCTCGTGCGCTATTGGATCGCGTCTTTAATCTGTCTTTTTTGTTTGTTGACGGGTTCGGACGGCGCCGCGGCCCAGTCCTATCTTTATTGCAATGTTACCGGCTCCGTCTGGCAGCCCTGTTCGGCCGCCAATCCCCTGGCGACGTCGGCCTCGGTCTCGGCCTCGATCACTGGCTGGCCCGGCAGTATCCAGTCGACCGGTACGCCGTTGAGCGTCACCGCGGCGAGCACGACCGGCACGCTGCCGGTGGGCGCGGTGGTCACCGCGAGCAACACCAGTACGACGACACCGGTTTACTGCAAGCTCGGCGCGTCGGCGACCGTCAACGACCAGCTCATCGCCCCGTCGAGCTGGTTTGCCTTCACAACGGGAGCGAACACCCAGCTCTCCTGCATCACGGCCTCGGGTACGGCGACTGTCAACATGTCGGGCGGCACGGGTCTGCCGACGGGCGCGGGAGGGGGCGGCGGTGGGGGCGGCTCCGGGTCGAATGCGTCAGTGGGCACGGTGCCCGGCTCGCTGCCGGGCTCGGCGACTTACCTGGGCATGAATGTCGGCGGCACCTTCACGGGGCTGACCGGTTCGGTGAACGGCCTGAAGGTCGACGGCTCGGCCGTCACGCAGCCGATCAGTGGCACGGTGACGGTCGGCAGCGGCTTGATCAGCATCAACGGCAACGTCAATGCGGCCCAGGTCGCGCCCTGGTCGACTCGCACCCAGGACGGGGCTGGGAATGCGATCACATCCGACGCGCGCGGGTCTGCTCGTCCGCTGGCGATCGAGGTGCTCGATGCTGCGGGCAATCAGGTGACGAGTTTCGGCGGGGCAAATCCCTCGGTCAGTGCGACCGGCGCGTCGCCGCCGGGTTCGGCCACGTATCTCGGCATGAGTCAGGCCGGTGTTCTCGCCGCTCTGACGGGCGTGTCGGGTTCGCTCAACGTCAACGTCACCAATCTCGTGGGCCTCGGGCAGGCGGCGAACACGGGCTCGACCCCGGTGACGCTGTCGAGCGATCAGCTCAAGGCGGCCGGCACGGCCTGCACGGGTGCCTGTGTGCTGGCCGTGCAGGGCATTGCTGGCGGCACGGCGCTGAACGTGGCCGTCACCAACCTCAATCCCAATAATCAGCAGATCATGGCCAGTTCGACGCCGGTCGTTATCGCGAGCGATCAGGCGTATCTTGGCGTCTCGCATGGCTGGACGCCTGTGCGGCTCGCCGCCTTGAGCAACACGGCAACGACGATCAAGACTTCGGGCGGGCAGCTCGGTAAGGTCTACTGTGCCAATCCGAACACGTCGTTTGCCTACCTTCAGGTCTATAATGCCCTCATCGGCAGCATCACGGTGGGCTCGTCGCCGACGCCGACGCAGAGCTACGGCATTCCGCCTACCAATGCGAGCGGCTATGTCATGGACTTGGTGGGTGACCAATACGGTGTGGCTATCAGCGTCGCAGCGACGACGACGGCGTCTGGCGGCACGGCGCCGACGATCGCGCTCGACTGCAACGTGAGTTACAACTGATGTGGCTTCGGCTGTTCGTCTACGCCTGGATCGCTTTTCAGACTTCGTCGGTCTTCGCACAGATATTGCTGACCGGCGTCGGGGCGAGCGGCGGCACGGCGCCGGCAACTGGCTCGTGCTCGCAGTCGACGGCGTTCTTCGGTCGGGCCGGGTCGATTGATACCATTCATCACAACGCCTATGATGCGTTGATCTGCAACGGAGTGACTGACGGCTGGTTCACCAAGCTCGACGTCTTTTATGTCTTTGCAACCCAGACGTCGTCTCAGGCCGTGCTCAATCTTGTCAGCTCCAGCTATAATGCGACCGGCATGGGCAGCGGGCACTCGCCGACTTTCACGGCGGACGTCGGCATCGGCTGGGACGCGACATCGACTTGGCTTGATACGACTTTCATCCCGCCTGGGTCTACTAATTACCTGCTCACGTCTGCGAGCTACGGCGTGTGCAAGGCGCCGTTTCCGGGCAGCAATGCCTCGTCGGGCGTCTACGACGGATCGATCGTTTCGGAGATTTTCTGGGAATTCACCTCGCCCAATACCGTCGACATGGGGCTCAACATTCTCGGGACGGTGCTTGCATCGACGACGGCCGTGCAGGCCGTGTGGACGGTTTCGCGCAGTGGCACGACGATGTCGGTGCTCAAGAACGGCACGTCAGTGAACAGTGGAACCAGTACGGCGACGTCCATTCCGACCAAGAGCTTTTATCTGGGCGCCCGCAACGGCAATGGC